CCTCGCTGGCGATACTTATCGTCAGTGCGTTCATCGGCGTGGTGATCGCAACGCTGGGCGGGTTTGCCGTCGTAGATTCCGTGCTGGCTGGCACTTTAATCGGTTACCTTTCTGCAAAAGCCGAGCAGGTAGTCAATTTCTACTTCGGTTCATCCGCTGGTAGTAAAGAAAAGACCGAAATCATCGCCAAAGCGGAGGCTATTAAATGAAAGAGAACTTTGACGCCAGCTTCGCCAAGGTAATCCAGTCCGAAGGCGGCTATGTCTGGGACAAGGATGACGCTGGGGGCGAGACTAACCTCGGAGTGACCGTCGGCGCTTGGGGTGCATACCTTGGCCGTGCCATCCAGCCGGGTGAGATGAAGGCACTGACGCAGGAGACAGTTAAACCGTTCTACAAGTCGATGTATTGGGACAAGGTAAAGGGCGATGACCTGCCCGTAGGCGTCGATTATGCCGTCTTTGACTTCGCGGTGAATGCAGGAACTGGCCGGGCTGCAAAGTTCCTCCAGCGGGCCGTGGGGGCCGTGGACGACGGCGTCATCGGCTCCGGGACTTTGGGCCGGGTGGCTAAGGCCGACCCAGCCAAGCTGCTGGACAACTTCGCCGACCAAAAGCAGCGCTTCTACAACGGCCTTGCCACGAGCAACCCGTCCCAGCAGAAGTTCCTTAAAGGCTGGCTGGCCCGCGTAGACCACGTTCAGAACGCCGCCGAGTCCATGCTGGCTTGACCGGAAGGGGTCCGGTGTGGTAGAATATATATTTCGCTCCGACTGTGAGGTGATGGCATGACGACCGCTGCGGTGATGACGTACGACAGTTTGGTCGAGAACGTGCAGTCGTACCTCGAACGCTCCGACACCGGGACGATCGATAAAATCCCGCTTTTCATCATGCTGTGCGAGCAGACTCTCGCGGCGGACATCAAGTTCCTCGGGAATCTTACGGTAAACACCAGCACCATGGTTACTGGCGAAGCGACCATCACTAAACCGGCGCGGTGGCACAAGACCGTTTCCATGAACGTCACCGTAAGCGGCACGCGCACCCCGGTGCTGCTGAGGAAGTATGAGTACTTGCGCGAATACTGGCCGAACCCCGCGTCGACCAGTGTACCCGAATTCTACTGTGACTACGACTACAATCACTGGCTGGTAGCCCCAACGCCAGCGGCGGCGTACGATTTCGAAGTGCTGTACTACGAACGCTTACAGCCGCTCGACTCCAGCAATCAGACCAACTGGTTCACGATCTATGCGCCCCAAGCAATGCTCTACGGCACACTGTTGCAATCAGCGCCCTTCCTCAAGAACGACCAGCGTCTTCCGATGTGGAAGTCCCAATATGATGGCATCATTCAGACGCTCAAGTCGGAAGACCTAACCCGAATCGGAGACCGTCAAGCGACGGTGCTTGACACATGAGCAGCTTCAACAGCCCATTTACTGGCGACGTCATTCAACCGACCGACGTCTCCTACCGCGCCATCACGCTAACGGCGACTACGCAGCTTTCGTGGCCGATCAATGGTAACGCGACGAATAATTACGCGGCGCGGATCATGGAGGTGTACCTTACTGACACCGCCTACGACCTGTACATGCCACCGGCGAACCAGACCTCGGTCGGCACGGACGCACTTATCCGCAACACCGGAACCGTAGCGCTCGATGTTAAGGATTACCTCGGTGTCAATACTATCGTAACTGTACAGCCCGGACAGTCGCAGTACATTTACGTCACCGCCAACACCACGACCGCAGGGACGTGGGGTATTATTGCATTTGGAATCGGATCGTCCGGTGCTGACGCAGCAGCTCTGGCCGGGTACGGGCTTGTGGCTATCACGACGACGCTGAATCAATCCCAGCCGGTGACCACATTCAGCACTAACTATACGGCGCTCGGTACGGATCGAGCGGCGGTATACGCTTGGACCGGCGGTGCGGGAACATTGACCCTTACCGGGGCCACTACCCTCACTAATAGCTGGTTCATGCTGGTCCGGAATGCGGGGACTGGAACGCTCACCATCGCGGCCAGTGGTGGCGATTTGATTAATGGATCTTCCACCATCTCGATGCAGCCCGCCGATTCTTGCATTATCTGCTGCTCGGGAACCGCGTTCTACACTGTCGGCCTCGGGCAGGTGTCGAATTTTAACTTCACACAGCTCACATATCCGGTAGTATCAGGCACTTACACACTGACCAGCGCCGACGCTGCTAACGTGATTCAAAAATACACCGGGACGCTTACCGGTAATGTGACGATCGTAGTGCCGCAGACGGTGCAGGTCTACTATATCCAAAACGCCACTACTTCGAGCGGGGCTTACACCATCACGATCACCACGGGGGTGTCGGGCTCGTCCAGCGCCACCATCGCATCGAATCAACAGTCGACACTAATTTGTGACTCCATTAATTTGGTTAACGCCAACACCGTTTTGGCCGGGTCGTCCTCCATCGGATTAGTTAACGGAACGGTCTCTGCCCCCGCTCTTTATTACGGCTCGGAACCCACCACCGGATTGTACAGAGCTGGGACGGGACAGTTCAACATTGCCATTCTCGGCGTCAATCTGTTCTCTCTTACCGCCACGGGGCTCACTATCCCCGGATCTGGGACATTCACCGGCGGCATAGCGGGTGGGACGTTTACATGAGCCTAAAAGTATTCGCGATTGATACTCAAGCTGGTATTCAGCGCGATGGTACTGTATTCGATAAGAACTTCTACACCAGCGGCAGGTGGGTTCGGTTCCAACGCGGTCGTCCACGGAAAATAGGCGGCTTTAAAGAGATATCTGCCGTATTCAATGGTCCTAGTCGCGGCATTTGGGTCAACCCCGTCAACGATTACACAGTAGTGTACAGCGGGTATAGCTCCGGTCTGCAGTCGGTAACATTGGATGCGAACGGCGTGGGCTCCAGCCCCACTAATTACACGCTGAGCGGATTCACCGCCAGTGATAATAACCTGTGGCAGTTCGATGGGTTTTACGACTCATTCAGCGGTGGGATCGCGAATATCTTGGCCCACCCTGGTCAGGATTTAAATGCCATTGCGGCTACGGTTAACACTCCAGTTCTTATCGGATCCACATCGGGCACGTCGCTGTCTCCTATCGGAGTATTTACCATTGCGGCCACGCTGGCATCCAGTACCAATGTCACAGTAGCGTCTACCACTCAAATCGGGGCCGGACAATCCGTCACCGGAACCGGCATTCCCAGCGGAACCACGGTAGTGTCGGTCACTAACGCTACCGTGTTCGTGATATCCGCCGCAGCCACACTGACAGGTTCATCAACTCTCACCATCGATAACGGAATCTCTGTATCGGGAGGAGTCGTCTCGCTGCACCCTTACGTGTTCGTATACGGCAACAATGGTCTTATCAAGAACTGCGCCGCAGGTAATCCCAATGACTGGGTGAGTGCTGATGCTAACGAGACCAACGTGGCCACCGGCAAAATCGTGCAAGGCTTCGCCGTCCGTGGTGGCTCGAACGCGCCATCTGGTCTTTTTTGGGCTACCGATTCTCTTATCCGCGTATCGTATATCGGGGGCCAAGGTACTCCGGCTCAATATTGGCGCTATGACATTATCAGCAACAGTACCACCATCATTTCTAGCCAGTCAGTAGTCGAGTACGATGGCGTGTATTTTTGGATCGGCGTGGATCGTTTCCTGCTCTATAACGGCGTGGTGAAAGAGCTAAAAAACGAATTCAATCAGAACTATTTCTTCGATAATCTAAACTACGCCCAGCGCCAAAAAGTGTGGGGGACTAAAGTCACCCGTTTCGGCGAGGTGTGGTGGTTCTTCCCATCCGGGAACTCCACCGAGTGCAATGATGCTATCATTTACAATATTCGTGAAGACGTCTGGTATGATGCGGGGACATCTGTGGGGTCTCAACGCTCAGCCGGATACTTTTCTCAAGTTTTTCACTACCCGATCTGTGCCGGGTGGGAGACGACCGTGCAGACTACGGTGTTCTCAGTGTCCAGCGCCGTGACCTCTGGCAGCACGAAGCTGTATTACAGCGCGGTAAATATCGACGCTCAGATCGGGCAACTTATCACCGGGACTGGCATCGCGGCGAGCACTACCGTGTCGAGTCTGACCACCAATGGACTGAGAACACTGGGCGCAATAACCGGCGGGTCGGCGTACACCAACGGCACCTACTCCGGCGTGGCCCTCACTGGTGGTAGTGGGTTCGGCGCTACGGCCAACATAGTAGTGTCCGGCGGCGCGGTCACTGCGGTAACTTTAGTAAGCAGAGGCGCGGGGTATGCACTGACTGACTCGCTAAGCGCTACTGCAGCTTCAATCGGCGGGACCGGAGCCGGATTCTCGGT